ATTGATAAGAACTACAAGGCCGGCAGATCACCTGTCCGCTTCAACAGACGACTTATCGACCTTACACCGGAAGAAACCGAGAAAAACAAATATAATCAACAGTTGCGTCTTATGGAGTATCTCAACGATCTCCCTGTGATTCAAATCATGATTGATTACATCGAAGCTGATGACGTAATCGCTTATGTTGCTCAGCACGATAAATACAAAGATTGGGAGAAGGTGATAGTCTCCTCAGATAAGGATTTTTTCCAGTTAATTTCCAAAGAATCCAAACTGTATCGTCCGATTCAGGATCAACTGGTGGATTACCCTACCTTAATGGAAGAACACAAGATTCACCCCAAAAACTTCGCATTAGCGAGAAGTTTGGTTGGTGACAAATCTGACAATCTACCTGGAGTTCCAAGGGTTGGATTAAAGACCGTAGCATCCAAGTTCCCGTTCCTCAAAGAGACAAAACAGTATGAGGTCAAGGATATTCTAGAACATTGCGAAGCTCAAGATAAAATGCTTAAGATTCATGAGAATATTGTGGAACACTCGGCTCTCGTTGAGAAGAACTACAAGATAATGCAGCTATATAGTCCATCAATCTCATTTCTCCATAAAAAGCAAATAAATTTTTCTTTGAAAGAGTTTGAGCCAAGTATGAAGAAGCTTGAACTTGTCCAAAAGCTCGCTTACGACGGCATTAAGCCAGATTCTTTAACCGTTATGTTCAATGTCCTAAAAAAAATAACTTTAAAAAAATAAAAACTTGACAGACTTTTTGTAATATGTTATAATACTTATAACTCGGAGGAAATATGAATAACAAAGCGGAAACGTTTCAGAGGTTCGGCAAAGCCTTTCAAGAAAAATTTTGCCATCTTATGCTTTCGGATAGACCTTTCTGTGACCAAGTCACGGAAGTTCTTTCTGTTGACTTCTTGGACTACGAATATCTTCGTGTATTCGTCAAGATTCTCACAGAGCATCGAGAAAAGTATAAGGTTCACCCATCGTACGAGATTATGGAAACTAGAATTAGAACAGATTGCAATAACTACACCAAAGCCCTTAAGGAACAACTTATCGGCTTCTATGCGACTATCAAGTCAACTGATGAAATCCCCAATTCACAATTCATCAAAGATAGTTCCCTTGACTTTTGTCGCAAGCAGGTTCTCAAAGGCGCAATGATGAAGTCTGTCAAGCTTATTAAGTCTTCATCTTTTGACGAAATTTCTAAAGTTATTGAAGATGCTCTCAAGTTAGGAACAGACAATAACTTTGGTCACGACTTCATCAAAGACTTTGAGGAAAGATACACCTTGACATCACGAGATCCTGTCTCAACAGGATTTGAGAGAGTTGATGAAATATGCAAAGGTGGTCTTGGTAAATCTGAGCTTGGTGTAGTTATTGCCCCAACTGGGGCTGGTAAATCCATGGTTCTTGTTCACTTAGGAGCACAAGCCCTTAAACAAGGCAAGACTGTGGTTCATTACACTTTAGAACTTCAGGACACAGTTGTTGGCAATCGCTATGACTCTTGTATCTCTGAAATTCCTTTGGGAGATCTCTTTCAAAATAAGAAACAGGTTATGTATAAGATTAAAGATATTCCGGGTCAATTGATCATTAAAGAATATCCGACCAAGTCTGCTTCAACTGAGACTATTAAGAACCATATCGAACGTCTTCGTAAGAAAGGTATTGAACCTGATATGATTATTATGGATTATGCGGATCTTTTGAGACCTACTCGTTCATCAAAAGAAAAGCGCTATGATCTTGAAAACACATATGAAGAATTAAGAGCTATAGCTCAAATTTACAAATGTCCTGTTTGGACAGCTTCTCAAACTAATCGCTCTGGCTTAAATGCTGAGGTTATTACAATGGAAGCAATATCGGAAGCATTCAACAAATGTTTCGTTGCTGACTTTATCTGTTCTCTTTCTAGAACAGTTCAAGACAAGCAAGCGAATAAAGGTAGAATGTTTATCGCTAAGAATCGTAATGGGCCGGATGGCCTTATATTCCCAGCATTTGTAGACTGGTCGAATGTAAAAATAAAAATATTAAGTGCTGAATCTGATGAATCCATCACAGATGTGATCGCAGACTCAGAAGATAACAAGATGAATTTCTTGAGACAAAAGTATCAAAAACAAAGAAGAGGATAAAACATGTTGAAACTTAAAAATGTACAAGTCCGAAAATTTCGGCTTTCGGAGCAATTTATTAATAAATATAAAGAAACAGAGGTTCCATGGGGACCAGTCGGTTATGTTACCTTCAAGCGTACCTATGCTCGAAGACTCAATGAGTTTGAAGAGGGCGCAACAGGAACAGAAGAATGGTGGCAAACTTGCCGCCGTGTTGTCGAAGGAATGTTCGATATTCAAAAGCGTCACGCTTTTATGATTGGTATTGAGTGGAATGACGCCAAAGCTCAAAAAACAGCTAAAGAAGCATATCATCGCTTATTCAATCTTAAGTGGACTCCACCTGGACGTGGACTTTGGATGATGGGCACAAAGTTTGTATACGAGAGAACAGGTGCTGGGTTATTCAACTGTGCTTTCCGTTCCACCAAAAACATTGCAGATAAAGGTGGTTACCTATTTGCATGGATGATGGATGCACTTATGGTTGGGATCGGAGTAGGTTTTGATACGCTTGGTGCAAAGTCATTTAGTGTTAAAGAACCACAGTGGACAAACGACACACTTGTTATTGAAGACTCGCGTGAAGGTTGGGTGAATAGTATTCATATTCTACTCGATGGTTTTATATTAGGCAAAAAGGTTCCTAAATTTGACTTCTCTGCTATTCGTGGTAAAGGTGAACCTATCCGTGGGTTTGGTGGTACTTCTAGTGGTGCTGGGCCTCTTATTGAGCTTCATGACAATCTCAAGGGGCTGTTAGAGCCAAAAGTTGGCGAGATGATTGAATCTGTTGATATCGTTGATATTGAGAACCTTATCGGTCGCTGTGTGGTTGCTGGTAATGTTCGCCGCTCTGCTGCTCTTGCTATTGGTCAATTTGACGATAAAGAGTATCTTACAATGAAGAATGACCAAGAGAAGCTATACCATCATCGATGGGGATCCAACAACTCTTTTGAAGCAAAGGTTGGCATGGATTACACATGGCATGCTGAGCAGTCACAAGTAAACGGAGAGCCGGGTTATATTTGGCTTGACAATGCTCGTTACTATGGTCGTATGAAAGACGGAAAGCGTTATGACGATGTTAAAGTTATGGGCTTCAATCCTTGTGTCGAACAACAGCTTGAGAATGGAGAGTTATGTTGTCTTGTAGAAACTTACCCTGCAAAGCACGATAGTTATGAAGACTATATCAAAACTCTAGAGATAGCTTATATGTACGGAAAAACCGTGACTCTTGTCAACACCCACTGGCCTGAGACCAACGCTATTATGCTAAAGAACCGTCGTATCGGTTTGTCTCAAACTGGTGTAGTTCAAGCTTTCAATAAGTTTGGAAGACGTAAGATGTTCCAATGGTGTGATGATGCTTACGATCATGTCCAGAAACTTGACAAAGAATACTCAGACTGGCTCTGTGTTCCTCGTTCTGTTCGTATGACTTCTATCAAGCCATCAGGCACAGTATCTTTGCTTAACGGCTCAACTCCGGGCATTCATTATCCTGAGAATGAATTTTACATTAGACGTATTCGTTTTGCAACCAACTCCAAACTTCTCCCAGCTCTTGAACAAGCTGGATATAAGATTGAGAAAGATGCTTACTCTCCAAACACAATGTGTGTTGAGTTTCCTGTTAAGGAGCCTTTCTTCCAAAAAGGCAAGCGAGATATCTCAATGTGGGAACAACTAGAGATTGCTGCACAATATCAATATTATTGGGCTGATAACTCTGTGAGTATTACTGTCACCTTTCAAGAGCATGAAAAAGACGAGATCAAAGATGCTTTAGAGATGTACGAAGCAAGGCTTAAAGCTGTATCCTTCTTAAAATATGAAGAGACTGGCTATAAACAGGCTCCTTATGAGCCAATAACTGAAAAAGAATACAAAGCCATGGTGAAGAAGATAACACCTATCAAAAAGATTGAAACCGATGAAGGTGGTGTTGGATCCAAGTTTTGTTCAAATGACACATGTGAAATATAGGAGGAAATATGAAACCATTTAATAGACATGTTTTAGTAAAACCAATAGAAAAGGAAGAGCCTAAGAAAGAATCACTGATTGTTCTTCCTACTGACTATAAGAAACCCGAGTCTCCGCACCAAGTTGCGGAGGTCTTGGATCTTTCCGATGACTGCTCTATAGAGTTGTCTGTCGGTGATAAAATAGTATTCGAGAAAAGAATGTCGAATAAAATCCAAATAGATGATAAAACTCACTATTTAGTGTTAGAAAATTATATTTATGGGAGATTATAACATGAAACTTACTTTAGGAAAATTACGTAACTTGGTAAAACAGGTTGTTAAAGAAAATAGAATCGTGATTGCCGAAGAAGAAATCGGCATGACCTTTGAGCAATTTAGAAAAATTCTTTCCGGAAACATCAATCCCGGTACAAAGTCAAGTCCCGATATGCACAAAGGAAGAGTCCAGAGGCTAGGTATCATGACTGCTGAAAACCCGCGAGGAGTCGGAGCAGATGATGAAAAAAACGTACAGCTGATGAAAAACTTTGCTAAAATGTTAGATGATAAAGGCTTGCAATATGTTTCCATCGGCGGTAAATATGGAAACCCTGAAAATAGTTACATTATTATAAATCCAACGATGCTTGACATGGTTGAATTTGGAAAGATGTATGGACAGGCTGTTGTTATCTTTGCACAAAAGATGCGACGCTATACTAACGAACCAGCACCCAGTATTCATTTTCGTTTTGATTACGTACAAACGGAACCTGATGGTCTAGAAGACCCACAATTTGGTCCGCAAGAATACTATGTTGAAAGATCACAAGATAAAATTGTTTTAACGGATGATGACGACAACTATAGTGAGTTAGATGGCACCAAATTTACTATCCCATTCTTCGGAGACAAAGATATGCCGAAAGAAAGGTTTGTAACCGTTACAGATCCTGAAAGTGAGCTGGCCGGCTTGAAGGGGAAGTATGACCCAGTATGAAAAAACAATTCATCTCTATGATGACGGCATTGGTAGGGTTCAGTATATTTCT